GTGTACGTTGCGGCTTGTGATAGACAGCAGGCCAGTATTATCTTTAACACTAGTATGAACTTTGTGGAAGGAAATCCGACTCTTTCAAAAGTAACAAACCTTGTAAGGTCGACAAAGCGAATCGTCTATCCAAAGACGGGAAGTTTCTATCAAGTTCTCAGTTCCGATGTCAAATCCAAATCCGGAATCAATGCTTCCTGTGTAATACTGGATGAGATATGGACTTATCCCAATCCGGACCTTGCGAAGATGCTAACAACAGGATCAGGGGATGCCAGAACACAGCCCCTCTTCTTATATCTCACCACAGCAGGAAACAAGCTCTCTGGCTATGGATGGGAGATGCATCAAAAGGCAAAGGACATATTGGATGGAAGAAGAGTTGACCCTACTTTTCTGTCCATCATTTACGGACTTGAAGATGATGCAGACATCGAAGAAGAAAAGAACTGGTACAAGGCGAATCCGAGTCTTGGACATACTATTCAGATAGACAGGGTACGGGAACATTACAACCAAGTCAAAGATGATCCGGCAGATCTTGCTCTTTTCAAGCAGCTGAGGCTTAACATGTGGCTGAAGCAGGAAATAAAGTGGATGCCTATGGACAAGTGGGACCTATGCAATTACCAAGTTGATCCTGAAGAATTAAAAGGTCGAGTGTGCTATGGCGGATTGGACCTTTCATCCACCAGCGATGTCACGGCTTTTGTATTGGTATTCCCTCCGGAATATGAAGGGGACAAATATCAGGTTTTGCCATATTTCTGGCTTCCTGAAGAAACACTTCACCAGAGGGTGAGAAAGGACAAGGTCCCATACGATATCTGGAACAGGCAAGGTCTTATGAATTTAACGGAAGGCAATGTGGTTCACTACGGATTCATAGAGAAATTCATTGAGAGGCTTGGACTGAAATATAACATTAGGGAAATTGTCTACGATCGATGGGGAGCTACACAGATGAGCCAGAACCTAGATGGAATGGGTTTTACTGTAGTACCCTTTGGTCAGGGTTTTAAGGATATGTCACCACCAACAAAAGAACTAATGAGACTTATTCTAAGTAAGCAGATTGCTCATGGCGGTCATCCTGTACTTAGGTGGATGGCTGACAATATTGTTGTAAGAACCGATCCGGCAGGGAACATCAAGGTTGATAAGGAAAAGTCTGCCGAAAAAATTGATGGTATAGTTGCTCTGATTATGGGGCTGGCAAGGGCTACAGTCAATCCGCCGGATGATAGTGGTTCTATATATGATGAAAGAGATATGATCATACTGGGATAAAAGGGAGTGAACAGGAAATGGCAAAGTTTTTTAAT